GAGTATAAAACTTCATAGGTTTAGGATGAAGCTCTGGGGTTCTTGCTAGAGCTTCTATATCTGTATAGAACTCTATTTTTATCTCTTCTTTCTCCATAGAGCTACATTAACATAAAAACGCTATTTTCCGGGCGCCCTTTCCGTTTAAAGCGGGGGAAATGCCGGGGAGAGGGTTGTGTGTTTTTTGGCTCTCCAGCGAGCCATACGCTGCCTTTTCTCTTCTAGGGAGAGGTTGCGCTTGGCTTCTCGACTACGCTCTCGTAGGCAGAGTCTGCAGAGGGCGTAAGGGTATCCATTCTTTTTTCGGAAGGTTGTGTTCTCTGTGGTTCTTGGATGTCCGTGACGACAAAATGAGTTGAGGATTGGGATGCCAACATGTTCTTCTATGGAGAGCCTTATGCCTTTCTTGATGGCATCTAAGTTATTTACTGCCACAGTTGCAAGGGTAAGGTGGGAAGGGTTAACACAAAGTTTGTTATCGCAAAGGTGCATGACTACTAGCTTTGAATCTGGCAACTCTCCATTGTTATTTGCCAGCGCCCACGAAACTCTGTGAGCTGTGACTATTCTTTTGGGGGTGTAAGCGAATGCTCCATACCCACTGCTTTGAATAGAAGCTTGCCAATGCCAGCACTGCTTGGGGGAAAGTATTTCTACTTTGTTCCAGAACCTATCAGCCCTTAGCTCTTCGTAACTCTTTGCCACCTTCAGATGGTACATCTTCAAGGTTCTCTATGTAGCGAACGTGAGTCCTGTGTCTATGACAATTTGAGCAGACAATCTCGCACTTGGCTATCTCTTCTTTTACTATCTCAAGACTCATCACCTTGTTGGAGTATTGAGCTATATTAAAACGCTTCTTGCCTCTAACGTGGTCAAAATCCATAATCCAGTAAGGGTAGGAAGAGCCACAGTCGGTGCAGGGAGTTGTGCTCTTTAGTTCCTGTAAATAATCTGATATCTCTTTTTTATGTCTTTTACGTCTGCTATTTGTTTTCTCTACTTGGCCTTCTCCGAGGTGGTAGGAGACAGTTCCCTTTGAGCAACTGAGGGCTTTGGATATCTCGTTATAGGAGAAGCCTTCAGCGCTTAGACGAAGGATTTCATCCTTGTGCTTCATAGAATACAAGTTTGACACAGGTTCGAATTGTCTATTTTGTTCGAACTTAAGTGCGCTATGTCAGGCTCGAACTGACGACGACCAAATTATGAGTTTGGGGCTCTAACCAACTGAGCTAATAGCGCTAAGCAAAAGCTTGTGTCAGACCATAACATAAAAAGCTGATTTTCCGGGCGCCCTTTCCGTTAAGAGAGGAGGAGGCAGATTTTCCGGGGAGGGTTGTGTGTTGGGTGTGTTTGGTGTGTTTTTTGGGGTAAGATGGCAGTATGGCTAAAGAAAACGAAATTGTCTTTACAGACTATATGGGAAGAATCCCTCAAGAATATTATCCTGTTCCAGCTAAAAGAATGCTGCCTAACTGGTATAAAGAAATGAATCCTTATGTAAGAGGTAAAAGAGAAGTTATTACAAACACTGATCTTGGTAACACTTCTTCCACTGTTAAAAAATGTATGCCTGTTTTTGATGCTCTTACTGCTGGATATATTATTCCTTTACCTTGTGATGTTCATGTGTTTAATCAAGATGGATACCCTTCTTTTTCATGGCCCGATTATGAATTTGTAGCTAAACACGCTCCTTCCCAGTTAGGTTCTCATCCAACTGCAACTGGTTACCCTATACCAAAGTTTATTAGTACTTGGATAATTAAAACTCCTCCTGGATATTCTTGTCTGTTTGTGCCCCCACTTCATCACGATAATGTTTTTAAAGTTCTTGAAGGAATTGTAGATACAGACACTTACCATGGTTCAGTTGAATTTCCTTTTCAATTAAAAGACATGTCTTGGGAAGGTATTATTCCTGCTGGAACTCCTATGGTTCAAGTTATACCTTTTAAAAGAGAGTCTTGGGGTCATAAGGTTTCTAACACTCCAGACGAAATGAATGAGCAGTTCTACAACTTTAAAAGACTTAGATCTGTTTTCTTTGAAGCTTACAAGAATAAGTTTTGGCAGAAAAAAGAATTTAATTGACAACAATAATAGGAATTCAAAACAATGAAGGGTGTTTACTTGCTGCTGACTCTCGTACCACTAATGAGTATGGCCGTCCGTATCATCACGAAAAGGTTGCAAAGCTAACTGAGCGTGGGGATTGGATCATTGGGGGTGCTGGTGATGCACAAGCCTGTGACATTATTCAACATCTGTGGGTCCCACCCAAGCAAACAATTAAAGATAATTACAAATATATGGTTAGCAAAGCTGCTTTAAGCATTAGAGACTGCTTAAAGAAAAACGGTTATGAAAAAGACAAATCTGATAAAGACGGAGGGTTTACGTTTTTAATAGCCTACAAAGGAACTCTTTATGAGATCGATGAAACTTTTACTGTCTTTATGAGAGATGATGGTTTTTATGGAGCTGGTAGTGGATCTCGCTGGGCGTTAGGGGCTTTACAAGCTGGAGCTAGCTGGGAAGAAGCTCTAACTATTGCAGAGAAGAATGATATCTATACAGGTAAACCTTTTATAAGTTTAACTCAAGCTCTTTCATAAGAACGGCTTTTGGGCGAGTTCCTGTAATTCTTTTAATTTCTTTTCCGTTTTCAAAAAGAATTAAAGTAGGGACTGCTCTAATGCTTAGCTCTGCTGCTAAACCTGAAGAGTCGTCAGTATTAACTTTAGCTACATCTAGATGAGTTGATATTTCTTCAATAGTTGGAGCTAAAGCTTTACATGGTCCGCACCATTCAGCCCAAAAGTAAACTAAAACTTTACCTTCTTGAAGCAAAACATCTGTAGCAAATGAAGCTGGTGTAGAGTATTTAATCATTTACCGCAAGTAGGGCAAACTTCTGGTTTGGCTTTAGCAATCTTCTGTTCTGTAGAAGGTGCAGCACCTGCGCCTTTAAACTTTGGACGACCAAAGCCAACGATTGAAATCATTACTCCAGCCTTGTTCTTTTTGAAAGCACGAAGTTGCTTGCACACCTCTCCGCCATTTCGCTGACTTCCAGACTTCTTTGAAGATGTATTGCCTTCGATACACCAAACAGTTCCATCTTCGTTGTCTTTGATAACAATTCCAACGTGACTGATTCTATCGACGCCGTCTGCCGGGAAATCAAAATAGGCAATATCTCCTGGCTCTGGATCTGCAATATCTCCATCAATCCAAGCACCTTTCTTTTTAAATGCTTGTGCTCCTGAAGGAGTGTAAACAGTGTTAGGGATTTTTACCCCGGCTTCGTTTCCACACCAGTTGACGAAACTTCCGCACCAAGGTTGAAAGTTAGCCTTTGTGTAAGCACCGTACTTAGTTTCATTGTCCTTAGGACCTTCAATAACGCCAATCTCTGCTTTAGCAACTTCAATAAGACGAGCTGCTGTTCCTTGATCTGCCATTAGTCTTTATCCCAATCTTCATCAACTGGTTGTGCCTCTGGCATTGCGCCATCTGGCTTTGCTGCTAGACGTGCTGCAGTTGCATCGATCTCTGCTTCAAGCTTCTTATCTGCTTGAGTGTTCTTTGCATCCATTTCTTTGTTCTGAAGTTGAGCTGACATAATGTCTTTAGCTCCAGAATTTCCAATAAGAATACCAGCGAGAGTTCCAGTAATGAATGTTGCAATGCTTCCCAAAACATTGAAGAACATCTTGTCATTCTCTGACTGAGCATTTACTGGCTGTGTTACAAAAAGCAATCCGTAAAGAATGCCAATTGCTGTAAACAGCAAAATCAATCCAAGGATGATTCCAAGGGAAAACTTTAAGCGAGAGTCAAGCTCTGCTTGAGAATATCTGTATCTAGCCATTTGGTGTCGCTCCACTATCTGTTGTTGTTGTCTCGCCGTTAAAGACTTCTTCTCCGACTAAGTCTACTGGACATACGCCAGCGACACTACAGACAGGAGGCTTACATTCAGCTGTTTCCCAATTGTGTGGTTCTTGGCATGGATACCTAAAAAATCCTTGATACCCGCATGAGCTCAGGCCTAAAGCCAAAACCATTGAACCTAAGAAGACTGCAAGCTTCTTCATATCTGTACTCTTTTCTCTTTTAGGAAGAGAGCGCAAACCGGGGGTAACTATAACTCCTAAGGTATATGCGCCCTCTTCTACTTAAGTTTAAGAGAAAATATAAGGTTCTTTAACTAAGCGGGGCGTACAGGGAAGTTCTCTGCATCATCTGCAAGGAGTTCATCATTGATGGTTGAGGGCATTCTGTGTCCGATTTTGCGATGCTCCTCTAAGTGCTCCAACATGTCTTGGGTTCGACGAGCTACAAAGCCAGTTTGCTCGAAGCCCTCTTCTAGGGGGCACATGCAGCAGTAAAGTGCAGGTAAACCTGCGATGTTAGTTGCGAAGACATAGATGTCGTTTTCAAGCATTCGTGAATAAGCCATGCTGCAATTGTACCTTTAGAGGGCAAAAGGTCAATTTTCCCGGCGCTCTTTCCAATAGAGAGTGAAAGGGAGAGGGAGGAGAAGAGAGGGGAAGGGGTTTGTGTGTGGTGTGTTTTGCTTCAAATAATGCCTTCTTAAGAACTATAGTAGATTTACTATATGGAAGAGAACGAAGTGCCTGAAGAAAATAACATAGACCATTTGGAGTTTAATAGTCCAACTCCTTTGGAGCAGGATGCTGCTCAAATGCATGAGATGTTTAAGGCTCTTCTTACAGCTGGATTTGAAGAGAGACAAGCTTTGCAGTTAGTTGCTTTCCTTATTGAAGAATCCCATGGGGAAGGTGGGGTTAATCTTTTTTTTGATGAGACTTTCTTTAAAGAACTCCACAGTGAGGATGAGGAAGAGGATGACGGACAGAACTCCTGAGGAAGAAGCTTTTGTACATATGCTCATTGATTGGGGAGCTTTGTATGTTGGTGGGGTAGATGATAACGGGGATGAACTTTATTTTATGGATGCAGAGATAATGAAAGATGTTTGTCGTCCGTTTTACGATATGTGGATGGCAGATATTGATAAGGGATTGCTAGAGCTATATGAACTTGGTTTGTTAGATGTTACTTACAACGAGCAGTTGCAGCCAAGGTTTAGCGTAAGAACTGAGCCTAGAGAAGATTTTTAAAGAAGATCGAACCAAGATAAAGAACCAACGACATTTTGTAAACCGCCTAATGAGCGAACTGCAAGTGTGATTGTGTCACTTACTGGAGTTGTTGAGTTAGTTCTACCAATCTGAAGATCCCAACGTGCGACATCTCCAAGAGATACTGATCCTATTGATTGATTTGAAGAGGAGAAAAATCCTTGATTAACAAGTACGCCATCAGACATAGCTGTGGCAGATACGTTATATTCAACATTGCTTCCAGAAGGTGCGTGAGCTACCCAAGAGCCACCAGTAATTGTTGAATTTCTAAATAAACCAAACTCGTAATCTCCAGAAGATCTTCCAAGTATAGAGATTGCTTCTGGGAGAATTACTGAATCAGTTCTACCTGATGCCATACGAATTGAAACTATTGGATAGAAATCAGAGGAGACTCCAACTTGTGTTGATCTAGTAGCTGTCCAGTCTTCTGTTTTACGAGTATAGCCTCCGTTAGAAAGAACTGTTGCACAAATCTGTTTCATAGATGAAGCGCTTGCTACTGCCCCTGTGTTTTCTATTTCGTATCGAAGTGGTAGTGAAGCTGTAGTTATGTAAACGGATGTTGTTGTGTTTGCATGGTGAAAAGCGTGTACTGGAATAAAGTATCCATCTATAGCAAAACCGCAACGGACAGAACCAACGCCAAGCCACTCGTACTCTGTCCAAAAGATCTGAGCTTTTGAAAGATCTAAAGTGTAATCAGAGGGACCTTCTCCGTTTAATGGGTCAACATTCCAATCACTTTGAGATACCCTAGTTTCTACTACCTCACCTGTGGCGTAGCTACGCTTTACAAGATAGATATTGCTTCCGTCTTGCTCTAAGAAAATTCCGTTTTGTCTGGAGAAGTATCCTACTCTTTGACGAAGGTTTGCTTTAGCTGGGGAAAAAACAAAGGTCTGCATAACTTGCAGGGATTTACCTGGTTGATATGGAAAAACCTTATAACTTTCAAGAGTTGCTTTATCGCCAGATGCTGTGCCAACGTTTAGAGAAAGAGAGCTTTCATTAACTAAATGAGTTATTTCTCCTGATCCAGAGACTTCTTCTCCAAAGTCACCTGATTTTTTATAGCGATGGGAAGAGTCAAATAAGGTGTAAGGGTCTGAGGTTTTGATACGACCAAATAGGTCTGTGCGAAAACTTGAGTATCCATGTTCGGAAACGTTTCGAACTTTTCCTTGTCCATTGGTGTTAGCCATAATATGTTTAGTTTACAGGAATTTTCTTTCGTGATTAACGTTAGAAGGGTTCTGATGATTACATAAACGAACATATTTAGACACATAATCAAGTATTTGCTGAGAAGTCCATGTGGAATCGAAGTGCATCTTTTCTATCTCAGAT